GTATTAGTACTAGTCATTGTACCTCTGTCAATGTATAGAACGCCTGATAATCCGTCGTCGGTGAATTTTAGAGTTGTTCTCCATTGACCAGAATTATCTTGGTGTCTCACAGCTTTTATATATCGATGTAGCTTTAACTCTGCCATAGCATTTCTAATAGCATCCCGACCTTCTGGTACGGATGCGGACATTTCGTCGGCAGATAACACACGTCCAACTTCAACGTAATAAGCAAATAAACCTCTGGCACGTAGCGAAAGGTTTGGGTCTGAATATGGTGACTTCATAGTCTCCTCCTTGTCGGAGCAGACTCTATAGCGGAGGTACCCTTCTTGGCAAGCCGCGTTGAATTCTTTCTGGGGTTCCTGTTACAAGATTCTCAATTACTACAGAAGAGGTTAGGCCCACAAAAGCGGAGGCAAGGACGTAGAAAATTAAATTCCACCCCATTGGCATGAGAACTATGCAGGCTACTGTGCTCATAGAGAGGGCAAGTAGGCCTCTCCATTTTCCTAAGGATATTAATAGTTCTTCTATGGCTGTTAATAGACAGGCTGTTGCCCAAGCTGCCACTAGAAGTTCTGTCATAGCTCGAAACCTACCGCCTAAACAAAACCTTGTCAAGGTGGAAGACTCGGCCTGTTCCTGAAACTGACGGGGTACAGGTAACCTGAATCTTTGCAAAACCAATGCTTGTGTTGGCAAAAGTAGCTCGCCCTGTTATTTCAGTAGATGGGGTATTGGCAAAAGTTTGTACGTAGGAAATTGTATCTAGGGTTACTGCGGTTATGATTACACTACCAGAAAGAGCGTTATAGGCCGACTCACCAATACCTACGTATAGTTCTTCACCTACAGAAAATCCGTGATTTCCAACAGTTGTTAAAGTTACCACGTTAGAGGCTACTGATAGTGAGCTCAACGTAACTGTCTTAGAACCAGGAGCAACAATGTTTAAGTATGCCCAACGGTCCCCGCGGTTTAATACTACAGTGTCGGTTTTTTCTCTTAAGAAGTTTTTAGCTAGGTCATACCACTTAAGGGTCATAACATAAGTTCCGTAAGCGTCTTCGTTTTCTGGACGAACTGCCACAGATCCGTAATAACCTTTTCCAGGAATTACTGAGATAAAGTCTGTTATTGCTCCAAAGGTTCCAGAACCAGAAGCTTTTACCTTTGCGTAAGCAGCTCCTTGAACAAGAGTTTCATCAAAGATACTTCCTCTAGCAATCGTACGAGTTAAAGAGGCTGATACTCCACTCCACCCATATATGCTGTTTTCAAAAGATCCTGAAGGGGCAAGGTTATCTGCAACATCTGGAAATCCAACCAAAGTAGAAGAGGTTTCTATAGACCAAGTAGCTCCACTAGGCATAAAACTATTTAATGTTGATTTTAATCGTGCATTTTTTTGAATGTAACGGTTAGCATAATAGCTCTTTCCACTTCCAACCATAAGACTGTTTGCTACAGAGATAGTCTCTAGCGCATCTGAAGGGTTTGTAAAAACTGAGGTGTCCGCGTCAGCAGGATCAATGTACGGAGTTGCTATTCTTCCGTACTCTGCCTGTACCCCATCAACGTAAAATACTTTAGTTCCGCTTCCTGCATCAGAAAGTCCAATAGTAATATTAAATTGAGTTTCCGCAGCTACCGCAACTCTTTGAGTTTCAATTCTTGTCCAAACGTTTGGAACAGTAAGTCTAAAGTTTCCAGATTTTTGTCCGTTAGTACTTATAGAGTATAAACCAGCTACTCCCTTAACATAGGCGGATACAACAAGATCTTCTCCACCTAAAGCTGCACCCATTGGAAGTTTTACAGTAGTAGTTGCTGATCCACCCCCTGTTGCAGAAATACTTAAAGAGCTGGTTCCATACTTAAACTCTGATGTGCTTATTCCTAGAGTAGATCCGGAAGCAGCGGTCCATTTAGTAGAGTTTTCTAAAGAAGATATAGAAACTAGGTTTACTTGGTTTCTTCTTTCCCAAAAACAATCGTCTGTTTTATAATAAGTATTAGCATTTGGATCCGTAGGGACTGGTGCTCCGTTTCCTTGGAAATAATCAACAACTTCAGTAGATTCTGCTAAAATTGCCCCATCAAAATAAAAAACATCTCCAGCAACAGCGTTATCAATATAGATAGATACCTTGCAGAGCGGGTTTCCGTAATCTGGGGTTGCTACAGAAGATATCGCTTCTACCGAAAGCCGTGTGGCACTACTTGTGAGCGTTAATGGATCGCTGTCAAGGTAATATGGTTCAGGTTTAAAATATCTTCCATCTTCGTCAAATAATACAGCCGTCTGTTCTTCCTCTGTTTGAGGAGCTGAAAATTCAATTCTAGCTTTTGCAACTTTTGTAGCTCCACTTGCGTAAATAGCAAAGTTGTGTGGAGCTCCAGGAGTAATTGAAATCCAATCTGATACTAAAGCTACTCTTCCGTCAGACAAAGCAGTAAGCTTTGCAACAGAGTTTCCAAATACTGCGGAATTAGCTGGAGCAGGGGTTACTTGAACAAGTTCAGCGTTAAATGGTTCCCATCCACTTACTCCTAAATCAAAACCGGGGTTGGGTATTAAATTTTCAAGGTCTGTTCTTATGTTTACTTTTACAAGTCTTGGGTCTTCGTATACGAGAGTAGGTAGTTTTCCACTTACAGTAAACTCATTGTCAACTACTTCTCTAAATTGAAGCATATCAAGGACGTATTTATCTGAGGCAGCTGTGGGAGTAATTACTAAAGTAGGTTTAGCGTATACAGCGTTACTTGGAGCAACTAACCCATTTTCAACATCTGAAGATGCTGATTTAAACTCTGACCAATACCCAGTTGTTGCAGATAGGGTAGGTCCAGCAACGCTGGTAGAAATAGACGTTCCAGAACTATCAAACCATTGAATTTTTGCTACTGCGGTAAAAGAATTAGTTATTGCTCTAATAAATCCTTTAAACATATATCTAGAGTTTGCTTCTACTGGAATTCCATAAAGAATTGCACTTGCTGAAGTAGACGGGCAGCGTAGAGTAATGTCGCTGGTGCTTGAAGCAGTTACTACTCCTAAAGAAACTTGACGTAAAGGATAGTCTTTGTTAAATAGTGTTGGTTTAGGTGGGGTTAGCGCCGTCCCTAGTGTTGATAAGGTATTGGCATAGGTACACACTGCTATAGTGCCATTAGTAGCTGCCCAACGACCTACAGATTCTTCAAAAGAAGAGTCGTTATAGTCTAAAAATAGGTTGTTTCCGTAATCAATGCTGCTATCCCAGTGAGTTAACGCAGTGGTATAGGTTGTTATACCAGCGCTAGTTCCTTTTGTAGAATTTATAAAATTTCCAGTTTTATACAAAGACCTGTGGTACGTATCCCCAAGAGCTGGTTCATATATAAACCCTAGGTCATTCATTTTATTTTTTAACAGGTTTGAAGGAATTTTATACGCGTCAAAAGAGTTATATAAGAGCTCTGCTTGTGCTTTAATTTTGTCGTATTCAAAACCGTAGGCGTCTAATACAGCTGTAAACTCGTTATCGTTGTACTCTCCAATAGCATCTCCTACGCCTTCAATTTCGTTTAACCAGGCAGCAGGAAGCCAATTTTTAAAATAACGTTGAGTTTTGTTCTCAATAATAGTGTTTACTTTAGACGTTCCGCAATTTAACCAACCACTTAAAGTACTAAAGATCCAAAGCGTGTAGGTAACTTCAGCATTTGCTTCAGACAAATCTGCTGCAGTGTCTATATAGTTTGTTAGATAAGCTCCAGTGCTACCAAATGCAATTGCATCACCAGAATAAGCTCCGTCAGGAGTACCTGTAAAAGTTTTAGTTAATCGCCAGTGTGTTAACTGCTCTCCTAGAGCAATAGAGGCTGGATTTGCGGTTACAGCTTTCCAACGTAAAGAAATTACTCCGTAGTCGTATGCCCAAGCGGTAAGTTGGGAGGAGTAGTACAGGCGGTCGGCGTCACTTTGACCATACTTAAAGCTGGGATCACCATAAATCCCAAATGCATATTTTGCCATATTTTGCCCCTATTAGTTTACATGCCAGCTAGTAAAAATGGATTAAATCTATTTCCTTTAGCGATTGTTTCTATAGCGGTTACTACAGTTGTAAGATTTGTATAAGCAGTTCCACCCACGTAGAGAACTTCTCCGGCACCTACTTTTGGTAAACCATCAAAGTCAACATTAAATCTAAGGGTATTTGCTGCGTTTCTTGTTTCAATAAGGTTTGCAGTTCCCGCAGTAGTTTTAGCAGCAAGACCTACTGTTCCTGATGCTGGAGCAATACTATCTCCAGTTTTCTTAAAGTATGGAGCACCAACAACTCCAGTAACTAATCCGGCTTCAATGTTAGCAAGTCGTGCTGACAAAGAAGGCCAAGTAGCTGTTTGAGCAAATAAACCAGAATAATTAGATGCAAGAAGGCTAGTGCCCAAGGACACTTGAACAGCACGTGTTTCGTCTTGGAGGACGTTAACGTGGTCAGCAAAAACCGTATCTACAAGGTCTACTTTTGGGGTAAACGATCTAACGGACGAAGGATACTGAGCAACCATTTCTCACCTATTCTATTCTCTTGGTTTATTCTCTAAGATTTTAGATCTGCTGTCATGACAAACCGCCCGTTACGTTAATAATCAAGTTAGTAGTCTGTAATACAGGTATTTGACCATTTGTAAACTGAACCCCCGCAGTAGAAGCAGAACTGCTGTTATCGGTGTTTAGCTTAGCTATGACTACTGACTGAACTCCCTCTACGCCAGCAGCTTTAGCCATAACTGTTGAGTAAGCAACTAGTTGTCCAAAGTCAACACTTTCATAAGCAAACAACCCGCCAGGGTTTAAGAACACGTCTCTAATTTCTTGTTCTATATCTTCATTGTTAAACGAAGGACTAGCTGTAACTGTTAGGGTTACGTAAAGGTCTACATACGTTGGTGGTTGTATAGTAACCGATGTTCCCACAGGGATTTTATCTGCTAAATATGTAGACACTGCGGTAGACAGTTCTGTCCAAGTTAATGTAGGAGTGCCGCTTACTATTCCAGGCGTTATTGAATCATCGTTCTGTGTTTGTAAATATAAGGTTACTGCGCTGTATACTGCAGCTACTGCCTTTGTTCGTCCTACAGTAGGTACTTGAGCTGCTAGCGCAGAGTAATCATTTAAAGTTACTGCTCGACGCCTAGTAGTTATTGCATCTCGTACTTTTTCTCTAATTTGATCATTGTCATCTCCGTCAGCTCCCCCAAATGAAGCGGATGGGTTAGAGACAGCTAGGTATCCGGTTGCTTCAGGAATATTATTTCCTGGAATAAATGTTACTTCTTCAATTGTTCCTGAATTAAGGTTTCCTGCTGATCCAGCACTTATTCTGTATAAGGAGCTTATTACTTGGTTAGCAGGAGGAATAGCTCCGTTAATTCCATCTCCAAACTCAATAGAAACGTTTCCGTCTTCATCAATATTTGTAGTAAATACTAATTGGTTAGGGCCTGCTTCTGTAAGAGATTCTACGTAACTCCAGGGAGTAAATGCAACGCCCTGACCAACATAAACAACTACAG